AACATCTGCTGGAACTATAAACTCATCTTGTGATACAGCTATCTTTTCTTTATTGCCTATAACACCTGGTAAGTCATCAGCCATTCCGCTATTGCCTTGTCCTTGTATTAAGCCTTCTGTTTGTGCATCTGGATTGCCTGCTGCTTGTTTTAAGATTTTATCTCTTAAGAACATAAACTGTTCAGCACCATATTTTTCTACGAAAGCATTGATTGCATTTTCATTATCAGTCTCACCAAGAATAAACATAATTACATCTTGTGTTACTGGGTCTTGCATCATATCTGTTTGACCGCCTTCTTGATAACCCATTGCTTCTACAGCTTCTCTACCTTTTTCTGTTTTAGATAAAGCTTCTAAACCTTCATTAGGTAAGTCAGTATCTCCACCTGCTGCAAACATAGGTGCTCCAAAGATACCGCCTCTACCACCACCTGGTCCACCAATGGACATAGGAGGAGGATTGTTACCTACATTTTGTGGTGGTGCTGCTGGTGTAGGTACTGCACTTATACCACCCATAGCTGGTCCTGATGGTATTTGTCTAGCTCCTGATGCAGGTGCAGTTGGAGCTGTTGGTCCTGCAGGTAAATTATAATTACCTATATTAACTGTTTGCATTTCACCATTTAAATTAGGTCTAGTAACAGCAGTCATTTCTACAGGCTCTTGTACAGGTCTAGGTGCTTGAGCTATAGGCTTTGGTGTAGTTACTGATTGAACAGGAGGTGCTAATGAACGCCCTACACCATTAGCTATTGCAGAGGCTTGTGCTTCTTCCATTGATACAGTTGGTCCATCAAAAATTACTTTAGGCATATAAGGTGTTACAGATGGCTCACCAACTCTTTGACCAGGAGAAGGCATAACAGGAGGTGCTATAGAAGCTAATAATTCACCTGGTTGTGGGCGATTATAAAAATCTAAGTAACTTCCATTAGAATAATCTTCTACTACTTCATCTTCACCACCTGTTCTTCCTGCATTGCCTATACCACCCAATTGACTTGCAGAAAATCTATCATTACCTTGCATAGGTGGAGCCATAACAGGTGGTTGTATTATAGAAGGTGGTGCTATTGTAGGAGGTGCTAGCGGATTCAATCTAAATTCTTCTTCAGGAGTCTCTACTGGTCTGCCTATTGACATAGGTGGCTCTAATGTAGGAGGTTGAGGTCTACTAAAATCAGGTATTGTTACATCTGCTCCACCTTCAATAGGTATTGTTATTGTAGGAGGTGGTGTAACTATAGGAGGTGTTCCTGGTTTGCCACCAAAATCCATATCTCCAGGAGGTTGTATACCAGGTCTAGTATCATAAAAACCTGGTTTTCCAGGATAATCTACAGGAGGTTCTCCTGGTCTACCTATAAATGGTTCTCCTGGTCTACCTATAGATGGTGGCATTGGAGGCATAGTTATAGGAGGTGTTATTGGAGGTTCTACTGGTCCGCCTACAGGTGGATTAACAATAGGATTAACAAAATCATCTGGTGGTGCTATAGGGTTAGGATTTGTAACAGCTCCTTTACGCCCAAGTCCATCACCAGGTATATCTATTGGTGGGTCTATAGGGGGAGTTCCACCACCGCCTGTTCCACCACCAGTACCACCGCCACCAGTTCCTCCTCCATCATCAGGAGGTGTTCCATCATCATCTGGAGGTGTTTCTACTGGAGGCACATATGGTTGATATGGTTGATATGGCATTGGTTGTTGTGTAAATCTTGCATAAGGATTTAAAGTTTGTTGCATTTGTGGTACGCCATAAAACCCTTGATAACTAGGTGATTGCATAAATGGGTTGCCATAACCACCAAACATTGGAGGTGGAGGAGTATACCCAGGTCCACCTTCATATCTAAAACCGCCACCAGGAGGCATTGGTTGTATACCACGACTACGACCAAATGCACCACCAAATAAACCACCTCTACCTCTAGAAGGTTGACTATATCCTCCTTGATAAGATTGAGGATTTTGAAAATTACCTAATGGGTCATAACCCAAAGATGTAGCACTTGGATTCATATTTTCAAAGTAAGAATACTCAGGCATAAAACCTGGCATAAAACCACGACCTATTGGTCTAGTTCTTCTTTGTCTAGGAGTGTTAAATACATTAAAACTATTTTGATATGGATTATTATATGAATTATTATTTCCACCGCTATATCCACCTGAAAAATTATAGCCACCAGTATTATAACTATATGGATTTTGACCTGAATTATAATTATCTATATAAACATCTTCTATAGGATAATCTTCACCTGTTTGACCACCTGGTTGAAATCCTGTTCTACCGCCTGAAGCCATTGGTATTTGTTCAGGGTACATTTCATACATTTTTCTTTTACGTTCTTCTTCATCCAATCCCATTTGAGCCATTTGTCTTTCAAACTCTTCTTGTGATTGTATAACGCCTGCTGTACCTGCTGCAGTTCCTGCTACCATTCCACTAGGAGTCATTGCTGCTCCTGCTAAATTTTTCATGCCTTCATCAAATCCACCGCTAAATATTCTAGAACCTGTGTCCATTAAACTTGTTTGTGGAGTTATTGCAGGAAGTGTTGTTGTAACTGGAGGTGGTGTAGGTAATGCAGGTCCAACAAAAGATGGGTCAACTGTTGGTGTTGGTGTTGATGTAATTACTTCTGTTGGAACACCTTGTGCTGCTGTATTTAAAGCTTTAGCTCCCATACCTGCTGTAAGTCCTGATAATAATGCTTTAGAACCAGAGCCACCTGTTTGTGCATATGTAGCTAAACCTGCTCCTATACCTGCTGCTGCTGCTGCAGATAAACCACTAGCGGCTGTTAGTCCACCTAAAGTTGCACCTGTTAAAAGACTACCACCAAGCATTGAACCTAACATTGGTGCTAAGAAAGGTAAGAAAGCTTCAGGTTGTCCTGTTTCTGGATTTACAGTTAAAGGTACAGCAGATGCTAGTCCTTTTACTTCTGCAGGATTAACATGAAGAAGCATAGAGTCGCCAAAACGACCTTGAGCTGCTACATTTTTAGTTTGTTGTTGAATGTCCATTATCTATCTTCCTCTTTTGTTTCACAGCCAAACATATTAAAACTCATGTCTACTGCACTTGTATAAACTTTTACTACATCTGTTTGATTTAATGTTATCCCAATTACTATAGTTAGGGAATCGTTTGCTGCTACTGATTTATCATAATATAAATACTGTTTATCATCAGCAGAAGCTCCAGCTACATGAACACTTAATCTAAATGTTATTGCTGAACCTGTTCTATTTGCTGCAACAATAGAACTAACTGTGGTTTGTGTCATATCAGGCACAGTATAAAGTGTAGTAACTGTTGTTGCTGCAGGGTCTAATTGACCTAATACTTTTAAATTATCAGCCACTAGTCATCCCCATTAATAAAAATTGATGTCTTTTAACACTTTTACTTGCTACAACACTTTGCATTTTTTGTAATTTATCTAATTCTATAGCTAAATCTTGTACTGCTTGTTCTATAATTCTTCTTGTAACTGCCTCATCTGCGGAACTATATTCTTGTTGTGCTAAAGGTAATGCTATTGTTTTAGGATTTGCCATTATCTTTTACCATCTGGTCTTATATCTAACCTTAAATCACCTAGTCTCCACCCATAGTCAGAGGATGAATTAGATACTTTGATAGCACATTGCCTGCTTCTTGCTCTAGTATTTGTAAATGTAGAGTCAGGAGTTACTGATACTGTTGATAAAGTAGACAAATCTTGTAATGGATAATCTCTACCTTTAATTGTTATTGTTACATCATCTGTAGTAGATTGTTGGTCCCTAAATTCTATATCAGGTATTATTTTATTTACTGCCATATATTTTTCTCCATCTGGGTCTAAATCAAAATCACTTGATTCAATATATGCAGTAAAGTTGCTACCATCATTACTGTGTCCTACTTCATGTGCAAACAAATAGTTATTATTATTTGTACTACTATTTTTACTAGCTGCTATAGGGTTATTTAATATATAAGCTTCATCCCATGCTGTTCTAACAAAATCATCTGTTGTTGTGCCAATAGACCAAACTTGTTCTAAATAATTATACATTACATATTTATCTACTTCTAAACTATCTCCTGATGGATAGAACCACATAATTTCATTAGCAATATTATTGACCGCACCAAACACTTTAAATGCTTGACCTTGGTTTAAATCACTTAATACATAGTCTAATACAGTACATGGTAGTCTTTGAGCACTACCTGCATATGTATAAAACCCACCATTATCCATAAAGTAAACTTGATTATTAGCATTAACTGCTGCATTAGGAGATATTAAAGATGGACCATTAGCAACTTCATTAAATGAAAAAACAAATGGTGCTCCTACAAATCTCATAGAAACCATGCCTACATCAGTCCATATAAGTATTTCTTGTCTTGTTCTTAAAGCTGCTATTATTGTAGAACCCATTGATAATTGTACTCCACCAGCTTGATTAGTTGCTGTTGGTGTCCAGTCAGTAATACTTTCTGTATCTGAAAATCTAACTAATAAAGGGTCTAAAGTAGAAGAACCTATAGGATTACATCCAAATGCTATAACGTGCTTGTCTACATCTGAAAGCATAATTTGAAATGTTTTTGTTGGCACATCACTAGCACCACCTAAACTTGTAGCATTTACTGCTCTGTTATCAGTTCCAGATGATTCATCCCAATAATAAATACCATCAGACCTAGGATTTAATAAAGTATCATCACCAAAATTATCTATTGACCATAATCTTAATTGATTACTTGATTCTAAATTACTTGTAGAACCCCATGTTCCTGTATTCCATGTTCCTGCACCCCAACCTGTTGATGGTACATACACATCTAGTCCTACATTAATTTGATAAACGCCATCAACACCAGAACCACCATTACCAGTATCACTAGAATTAGCTGTTGCTGTAGCTGTAAATGTATATGTATTATCAGATGGTACTGAATCTATTTGATATTCTTGATTTAAAACTGTAGCTGTTATATTACCACCTAAACTTACAGCTTCACTAAATGTAACAAAATCTCCTATAACTGCTCCATGAGAAGTATCGGTTGCTGTTATAGTAGTGCTACCATCAGTAGCAGAAAAAGTAATAGCATTAGTTGATGTTTTTCGTATGGGGGTAATATCATTATAATTTCCTCCTTCTAACACATAAAATTTTTGATGTGTTCCTAAAGTAATATAATCTGTACCTACAGAAGATTTATATGGATATATTTTTCTACAAGTGCCTATAAAACTATTTGTGCTTTGTTTTTCCCATCCACCTATTCTTTCAGGTCTGCCTTTTCTAAATCTAACTTTATCTGCATCAAACCAACCACCTTCATTACTATAATTAGTACCTTCTTTGTTTACGCCTGGTTTAAATACATATTTTCTTAGTGGCATTATTTATACCTCGTGCCATTCTTTACCTTCAAAAAGTAAAGCTTCTGCTTCTCTTCTTCTGATAAGTCCTTGTAAAACCTTACCGCCTGCTTTATTCCATCTTTTAATTTGTGCTGGAACATCATCATATTCTTTATTATTTAAAACTTTAAGCATAGTAGAAGCTTTTAAATTAGCTGGTCCTAAATTAAATACCCAAGATACTAATGCATCAAATTGATTTTGTTTTAAATCAACAGTAACTGAATCATTTATATAACCTTCGTATTCATTCATTTCATGTAAAAGCAAATTATCTGCTTCTTTTTGAGTAATAGTATCGCCTTCTTTTACGCCTTTAGTTGAGCCATATCCTATTGTTAAAACTCCTGCTGCACATTTGTAAGCTTCAAGCTCACACCCTTCAAATTTTTTAATTAAGGATAATCCTTCTTGTGATATGTTCATACTGCTATTCCTCTTTTTTTGTAGTAACTTTTCTATAATAGACGACAACTTCTTTAAGTTCATTTATGTACCTCTTTAATTCCTGCATATTATATGCCATCAACTCATAATCAGGGACTGACATAGCAACAAATACTAATTGTCCTTGGTCTTTTTCTACTTGTACTAAAAATTCATCAATATTTTTATTTGATACAACATACCAATAAGGGTCTTTTAGGTCTATTTCCCTAGGCATAATAGGCTGTACAATAGTTCTTTCTATAGGTTTAGATATAACCTCAACCTGTTGTTTACTTGGTATCAGACTGCAACTGCAAGCCATTATCAAGACTGTCGATGTTACGACTATCTTCTTCAATGCTATCAAATACATCTTTGGTTCCTTTATTAATACGAGGCTCTATAAGACCAGGTTTAGCTGCTGCTAGTTTAGTTAAATTATGTCGTTTAAATATGTCAAGGTATCTTGACATTTCTTGTTCTATTTCTTGATTACGACTTTGAATTTGTAACAAACTATCTGTT